ATTTCTATAAAGACGATTATAACGTAGATGTTACTCAAAGTGGAGCAATCGATAAATCTTTCACGGCTACTTATAACTGCACATCAAATTGCACAAAGACATTAACAATTACACAGTATGATTAAACGCTTAACTTTCCTAAGTCTATTAATATTATTAGGGTTGCCTTTAATTTTTAAATTATCTCCATTAGAAATATTAAAATTAAAAACTTTTGATGCCTTAGTTTCTGAACAACATCCTTCAGGATACTTTACAACTCTTGACATAACTGAGGAGGATATCCAACGTGAAGGAGGTTACCCTATACCTCGTCAAAGACTTGCCGACATTCATATGGACCTATTACATCATGGGGCAATGGGAGTTGGTTATGTAATAGCCTTTAGTGAGCCTGATAGATTTGGAGGTGATGAAGAACTGTCAAGTGTATTAGGATTGTATCCAAGTGTATTGTCTATGTTTGAACATGACAACGGAAAGTTTCCAAGAACAGAAGGTACAGTTATATTAGGAGATGACATAGGAGGCTATGAACTATCAGGTGTTGTAGAAAATATAGACATACTTAAAAATAAAGCAGATCAAGGTATAGCTTCTGCTCCTATAGATGTTGATGGTTTAGTACGTAGACTTCCATTACTTATGAGAACTCCTGATGGTTGGGTAGCTTCGTTTGGTACACAAGTTTTAAAAGTTTTGGCAAGTGCTGATACATATGTTATTAAAACTAATCCAAATGGTATAGAAGAAATAAGAGTTAAAGGACTTCCTCCTGTACCTGTAGATTCTCTAGGTAGGAAATGGATTAGTTGGGTCGACACTCCCTCCACCACACTTCAGGAGATGGATGTTAAAGATAGGTTTGTTATTGTAGGAGTAACAGCTAATGGTGTTATGCCACAGCTCAGTACTCCGATTGGATTACTAGAACCACACAAAATTCAAGCAGCTTTAGCTGAGTCAATCTTGGTACAAAACAGTCCTTATATACCAGATTATAGTCTGGCTTTAGAGATGCTCATATTCACCCTCTCAGTCGCCTGTATTTGGCTTGTATTGAACGTTTTTGGTATCACCCTTGGATTGGTATTCGCAGGACTTATCGGCTCTCTAACAGCGTTTTCTGGATACTACTTAATTCAGCGTGGAATCTTGATAGATGTGTCTTGGTCTTTGATCTCTCAGTTTATAACTGCAAGTGTAGCTTTCTATCTAAATTATAGAACACAATTTAAATTAAGACAACAAATTAAGAAACAATTTGAAACTTATTTAGACCCAAGACAGGTAGCAATACTACAAAAGAACCCCGAACTTTTAAAGTTAGGAGGGGAAAGAAGAGAGATGACATTCCTCTTCATGGATATATGTGGATTCACTCCCATATCTGAACACTACAAAAACAATGATGACCCAGAAGGATTAGTATTATTAGTTAATGAGTTCTTAAATAAGATGACTAATATTATTCTAGCTAATGGAGGAACTATTGATAAGTACATGGGAGATTGTATCATGGCATTTTGGAATGCTCCTCTTGAATGCAAGAACCATGCGGAGATGGCTGTTAAATCAGGTGTAGAAATTGAAGAGGAAATAAATGAACTTAAAAAAGAATATGAAGAGAGGGGATTGCCTCCTATTAATGTTGGTACTGGTATTAATACAGGTACTTGTATTGTAGGGAACATGGGTTCTGAAAGTAGATTTGACTACTCAGTTATCGGAGATGCAGTCAACCTCGCAGCTAGACTCGAAGCAACGGCAGGGAGAGGAGAGTACATAGATAATAAAACTATTATGTCTAGAGCTACTGCATTACAGTTACCTTCAGGTTGGGTCTTTACTGAAATAGGAAACATAAAAGTTAAAGGTAAAGAAGAAGAGATAAGAATCTATAGTCCCGACTTGACAAACATTACATAATTATATCTGTCTTATTTTATATTAGCATTCAAGGCATCTAACTCTGCTTCAAGATCATTATGAATATTAAGTATTTTTTGTCGTGTCTCTCTGATTATAGTTTGTACTATTTTTAAATCATTACCTTTAAAAACTTTCTGAGCATCTTTCAAAGGAATCCCACTTGTCTCCGTAACGAGTCTTCCTTTAGTGTCAAATAGTATATGGAAGGATAGTATGTTAGCTTCCGGTGCTTTCATTTATATCTCCGTAAATTTAATTTTATCTTGTTTACCTCTAAGTCCTGCTTTCATATAAGCAGTTGCTCTACCTTCAAAGAAGTTCTGATGTTCGACACCAAGCACTTCATCTAACCAAGGTAAAGGATTGTCTCGTTGGTCAAAGTTTGTTTTCAATCCAAGTTGTAGAAGTCTTCTGTCTGCTATGTATCTGTTATATGCATACATGTCTTTCTTTGTAAGTCCTTTCATATCTCCAAACTCAAACACTAAGTCTAAGAACTTATCTTCTAACTCTACCATCTCTCTACATATTTGATAGAGTTCTTTTTTAAAATCGTCTGTCCATATCTCTATGTTCTCTTGTATAAATTCTCTAAACAACTGTGTCATAGCCTCAACGTGTAATGATTCATCGCGTATAGAGTACGTAACTATCTGACCCATACCTTTCATCTTACCGAACCTTGGAAAGTTTAACAAGATTGCAAAGCTACTAAACAATTGTAAGCCTTCTGTAAACGCTGAGTATACTGCAAGTGTCTTGGCTATTTCTTTTTTATTCTTACGTGTAGGTTTAAACTCTTTAATGTAATCGTGCTTGTTTGCCATCTCTTCATATTCATAGAAAGCTTTATACTCTACGTCAGGCATACCTACTGTATCAAGCAATAAAGAATATGCATGTTGATGTATAGACTCCATGTTTGCAAATGAACACATCATCATACGTGCTTCAGGTTTCTTGAATATTCTCATATACTTATCTATATAACCTGAACCAACATCTACATCTGACTGTGTAAACAATCTAAATATCTGTGTAAGTAAATTCTTTTCTTCATTGTTTAGTTCTTGCCAATCTTTAACATCTGTATGTAGTGGTACAGACTCAGGCAGCCAATGCATTTGGTTTTGTTCCACGTATTTTTCAAACATCCAAGGATGATCAAAAGGTTTGTAGTAATCTCTATTACTTAGTAGACTCATTATTTTTCTCCAATTCTTCAGCATACTTTTGAAGTAGCCATTCGTTATAAGTTTTAATATATTCTTTTTCAGTTACTTTTACTGCACCAAAGGCTGAGTTCTCGTCACAATGGTCTAACCACATACGTCTACAAAATTGTGTAAAAGTAGGAACATTTTGCGATGAATTTTTACCCCTACTGTCAGTACCTTTTGTCATAGTTTTCTTCAAAATGTGTATCCCACAGCATACATTTCAGTCTTCAGGAGCATCTTTTACGATACTTTTTGCTCTATCATCTAAATCTTCGACTTCAATATTCCAATGTTTTAAAAGGTCAGTAGTTAAAAAAGTTTGACTACGACCATTATATTTATCAGTAACTGGTCTCACTGAATGTAAGGGACAGGAATGAATAGTACAAGCAGCCACTTGTTGTCTCCAAGTTCCTTTATCTAAATTATCATATGTGCATTCTTTACACATGTTATCAATAGCTTTTTTTAAAATTGTTTTAGTCATAGTCTCTATCCTTCACAGCTTAAACATTCTACGTCTTCTAAGTTAATTCTTGGTATCTTTATGTTCACATTCTCAGCAGACCTAGCTGCATCTGATCTAAAATAATATAATGATTTTAATTTATTCATAGCATACCAATGAACATCATTTACATATTGTAAGTAATCGTCATGTACAGTCTGCGACTCAGTTGCTTTAGGCATATTGAAAAATAAATTCACACTCTGACTCTGACAAATATATTCTTGTCTCATGTGAGCGTGTTCAACTAGATATATTTGATTTATTTCAGGTGCTGTTTTAAATATATCTTTTTCATTTTCATCTAAGACTTCTACGTTTTGAACAGACCCATTCTCTATAACTATCTGTTTCCATAATTTCTCACGCTCATTTATAGTAAGTCCTTTCTTTTTAAAGAGCTTCTCTAAAAATCTATTCCTGACTTGGTACGAACCTGATAAAGTTTTGTGCGTATATACGTTAGCACGATATGGTTCAATACTAGGGGAAGTGCCACCACATATAATAGAACTACTGGCATTAGGAGCAACAGCCAAAAGATGAGAGTTACGATAATTACTCCTATGTATATCAGGAGCTTCGCCCCTCTCTTCAGCAAGTCTTTTAGTTGCCTCGACAGCCTTCTCTTTGATTCGTGAGAAAGCAATGTTGTTGATACTCGTAGCTCGTAAACCTTTGAAAGGTACTCCTTGACTTTGGAGTAGAGCATGAAAGCCCATCGCTCCAAGACCCACCGACCTCTCTCTATAAGCTGAATAAGCTGCTTTAACCATTCCTTCTTTTTCTTCTCTAACATAATTTTTAAACCTCTCAAAATTTGCACTATATCCACCTAGTCTACTGGTGTCTATAATATCTTCTATAAAATGCTCTAACACATTGTCAAGCATTGTAATTAGATCATCAATAAACTGATCATCTTTCTTCCACTTATCAAAGTGTTCTAAATTTACACTTGATAAACAACATACTGCTGTCCTTTCTTCATTAGTAGGTAACACTATCTCTGAACATAAGTTACTTTGATTTATTTTTAAACCTAAATCTTTCTGTCCTTGTGGTAAGTGTTCATTACAGGTGTCAATGTTAATCATGTAAGGCTCGCCTGTCTCAGCCCTAGCATTTAATAACTGCCACCATAAATCTCTTGCATTAATAATCTTAACGGCTTCGTTAGTTTTAGGATCAATCAATCTCCAGTCTGTGTCTTCTTGAACTGCTTTTAAAAACTCGTTAGTTATATTAACAGCGTTATGAATATTAAGATTCTTTCTATTTATATCCCCACCTGATTCTTTACGCATGTTAATAAACTCTTCAATCTCTGGATGAGATATATCTGAGTAAGCTGCGTAGCTACCTCGTCTAGTAACGCCTTGATTAAAGGCAAGCATCTCTGCATCTACTACATGCATGAATGGGATTGATCCAGTAGACTTACTACCTCTAGAAGTTGAAATTCCATTGCTTCTAATATCTCCCCAGTATCCACCAATACCACCACCAGAACTTGCAAGGTTAGCGTTTTCTTTAAAGTGATCGGTTAATCCATCAATTGAATCTCCAACATAATTTAAAAAACAACTAATGGGAAGACCTCTTGTTGTTCCTCCGTTAGAAAGTATAGGGGTACTAAACATAAACCAATGATCGGAACTGTATTGATAAAGTCTTTTGGCAAGATCAAAATCAGTTTCTCCTTTATACGTTGCACCAAAGACGGATGCTCTTGCGAATGCTTCTTGTGCATGAGTTTCTTCCTCCCAAAAATATCTATCCTTTAATGTATCTAGACTAAACTTGTCTAGTTTCTTTTCCTTGTCATAGTTTATAACTATTCCTAAGTAAGGCTTCTTGCCTATCTTATCTTCAATCATTACTGATTCTCCTTATCATTTAAATATAATGCAATCAATGCATAGTGTATAATTTTAAGCAGGTCTGCATCCGACTTACCATTCTTCTTACCATATCTCATAGCATACTTCATTATATTTCCTATACAAAACCCTTCTCCATGTCCTGCATCTATAATCATATCAGTTGCTTGATACTTAGAATTAGCGTAGTGTTGTGTATAGGTGTCGTCTATATACTGTTGAACTCCTCTAAGATTTATTTTTTCGTCAAATTTATATTCCATATTCTGCTGTCCATTCTTTAGGTAAATTATATTCTGAATACCAAGTAAACCCGTTGGTCTCTGCCCATTCTGCATGACTACGTTTAGTACCATCCTTTCTTTTCTTTGCTGCAGGCATAGGTGCTAAAGGTTTTGCAAAGATGAACACAAGTTCTTGGTGTTCTTGTAAACTTTTACGTATCCAAATATATTTACTGTACTCTGCATAATCCCAGAACCTACCCTTTGCTTCAATTAAATATTCTACATTATTAAATGCTTTTCTAAAGTCAGGCTCGTAAGTATGCTCAACTATATAAGCTACTGTATCACCATGATGTGACCAAGACTTTAATTGATTAGTGTGTAATTTATATTCCCAATTAGAATCATATCCTTTAGGTAAATCTTTTTCTATTGGTCTAACCTTTCTTGGTTTTCTGAATCCTTTCTTCATTAGTGTATTATCTCATTCTTATAAGTTCCTGTCAACCTAAAATCACATTCTTCATTAAGTAATTCTAAAAGCTTTAGCATTACTTCATCTTCAACTTTATCTAATGAGCTACCTGCAAAAATATAACTACCTACAATCATAATTAGTTCGGATAGTTCTATAGTGTGAAGATCATATTGAGGATTATCTACCATGCTCTAATTCTTGTACTTTAATTGTCTGAAAGTCTTGTCTGCCTTTACGAATAAGTTTCTTAATACCTTTAACAAACCATCGTAAAGTGTACGCAGAAATATGTAACTGTTGATTAGCATAAATATGAGTTTGATCAGGGATATAAGTATGTACGTTCTTAACTGTAACTTTATCTTTATCTTCATCAGGTATTACACTACGCAACCACTCAACCATTAAGTGCTTTGCGTGTTTTCTTATTTTCTTTTCTTGCTTTGAATTCATTTGTTATCTCCTCTACTTTAGGTTCTTTAACTACTTGTGTTAAATAAGAAAGACCTTTAGCATACTTAAATACTCTTAGACCTTTACCATTATTAGAATCTTTATGACACTCAACCTTATGTCTACAGAAGAAGCAACCTCTAGCAAGTTTCATATTACCTGATTGACCATCAGAAATAGGAGTGTAACAAATCTCAGGAGAAGTATCCACCTTTAAAGACTTTTTTACTTTACTTATTTTACTCTGTATATTAGGTTTGTCAAGTTCTTCTGGAATATAAAGTGCAAGTTCTCCGCTTTCTTTATTCATTGCTAAGAACCCACCATTAGAAGTGCCGTGTCCTGCTTCATATCCTGCAAGTTGTGCAAGGTATCCAAAGGTATCGTCCTCTGCTAGTGTACCATCTTTAAACTTCTTGAAGGCGAATCCTGATGCAGTCTTAACATCAATAACTT